TTTGTCAAGTGTTTAATGTATAATTATCATCATCAAATTGTTGTTCAGTTATGTCCCTTTCTTCTCTTGTTATCATATTAAAAAAGTAATGGCTCGCTTGATTGTTGTCGCTTTGCCAACTCCAACGATATCTCTTGCGCCAAGCATTATTCTCGGTCAATACTATCGGTTGAGTTATTCTGCCAAAGTAATCCAAAGCGCGTTCCCCAAACTTATTAAACCAATCGCGTTCACATTGCATTGAACACGCGTTCCCTTGTAGGTTGTAAAAGCTACTTCTTCTTCTGGTTTGATTTACTTTGTTTCCTTTTGGTCCTCGTTTCCTATCCTTTGTGTCGTAAGTATGGCACAAAGGACCTTGGCAATATTTCATATTAAAAATCCTCGTTATGATTTGGTATCATTAAGAAAAATTTAATAGTCATAAACAAAGATAGTCCTAATCCTATCCAAGTCATGTCAGTATAGATTGCTATTATTACACCTAAAAAAATTATCGCGAAGTGTAACGCGAAGTATATTGCTTTTAACATTTTGTTATCCTTTCTGTTTATTATGTATGGGATTATATACTAATCCCATACATTTGTCAAGTGTTAATTTATATTATTTTGTGCCTCGTATTCCTTTCTTATTGCAATCTTTTGTTCTCTTGTCATTGTAGTATTTTTCATTCCTTTAATCATACTAGCAAGATTGACAGGATTATAAATTGTAAGTCCTGTTGAATTACATCTTACGAGTTCTGCCTCGTCAATAGTAATACCAAGTTCGGTCATTAACTCTACACCCTCGCTTAAATATCTATAAGCTTTCAATCCTGTTTTCATAGCTTGTTTTTGTTTTTCAATACTATCAATCCATTTTTGGTGGCAAGTGATGACATTTGCTTTTGCTTGTTTCAACATTTTAAAAACTTCAAACTCTTGTCTAGTACAGGCAATAGTTCTTGATCTACAATGTGAAGTTCCAATAATGTCTAAATAAAATTGACTATCAAACTCTTTTGAAATTCCAACATTGTTATCATCATCAGAATTATAACGACTATAACCACTATGTCCTAATGCCTTGTTGTTTGCGTCAATGTGTTTAGTTTTATGTGGGTTTTCATCTTTGCCATTTTGTTGTGCAAGTATATCTGGATTACAGTCTTTCGCTTTTAGTTCTTCTCTTTTATAAGCATAGGCAAATTGCTTTCCTGTACTGTTGCCATAATTACTATTATCAACTTCGCCAAATAAACCAAAGTCAAAATGTTCGCTGACATTTCTGTCGCTTTCATCTTCATCTTGGTCTAGTTCATCTTTTGCATAGGAGAAATAAAAGCATTTATCTTTTGCAACAACATCAAGAGGACTTCCATATTTTTGTTTTAAACTTTTGCAAGTGTCCACATCTTCTTTTGGATATGCTCTACCTACTACAAGTTTAGCAAGTTCAAAAGCTTTTGGATAAGCATAGTCAACATTTTCTCTTGCTTGAAGAAAAGCTTGTTGCTCTTGCGTCGTTTCTGTTTCTGCGTGTTCAACATACCTATTTAAAATCTTATTTCTAAATTCAGTATTCATTCTTATTTTTTGCATAGTTTCCTTTCTTTGTTAATGTGTGGGATTATATATTAATCCCACACACTTGTCAATATTAAAATGGCAAATCACTTCCATTTGTTTTTACTTCATCTGTTAATACTAAAGGTTTCTCTTGTCCTAAAAGTAAATCCACCTCTTGAAGATAGTATGTTTTTTCTTCTTGATCGTTTAATTGTTCATAAGCAATTAACATTTTTGTTGCCTCGTTTAAGTTATATGCTCTATCTTTCATAATTGAGAATCTTGGTTGTTTATTAAAATTCCATTGTGCTTTTTCTATTATGAAGTATGTTTTTGTGTTTTCCATTTTTGCCTTTCTGTTGGTTATGTATGGGATTATATACTATTATAATCCCTTTGTCAAGTGTTATTTTTTAATATCTTACAGACCAAGATAAAGACGCATTTCTAAAATTATCTGCCTCAATATCCCAATATGTAAAATGTGTTTTTCCTTTCTTGTCCTCATATATTCTGCAACCCTCAACCCATTTACCCAATCTAGTAATATGCTTTTGATGTTTTTCTGCATAATAAGTTATCTTGAATTGTTTATCAGTTATCATTATATATCCTTTCTGTTTATTATGTATGGGATTATACACTATTCTTATTTTAAAGTCAAGTAAAAAAAAATAATTTATTTTAAATAAAGTTCTTGACTTATGGGATTATATAGTATATAGTAGTTTTCATAGCCTCATTTGTATATTTATCGCTATTCAAAACTATAAATATTCTGGGGACTTGCACCTACAAAAGCAAGTAGGATTAGACTAGAATGGTGTTACTTGTTTAGATACACCGCTAGTCCTGATCCCTGATCCGTAGGATTACAGGCACTCTCGATATGCAGAAGCTGTAATTGAGAAGAGAGTGTTGCGCGCTACGGATCTGGGATCAGTAACAGAAAGGATAAAATGAAAAAGAAAAAATACTATGGATTGCAGGTACACACGCTCACGTTTTTAAAAGTTGATGAAAGCGGAGAAAGTGTTGATGGCAAACAGTATGAATACACTGGAGACCACAGCGGCTTCTGTGATGGTATTGAAGATGAATACCTGGAAGAAATTTAAGAATGATGACCAACTAGGCGTACATATTTTGCCTCTGGCAATTTCACTGGACGTTAGCTGTGACCTGAAAGGGTAGCGACGATGTTGGACAACTGTGGGTTGAGTTACCTGATCAGTAAACCCACAGTTGATATATGATAAAAGCACCAAGCAGCGCGAAGCGTCAAGCGTCGGGCCAGTTTAGAATGATTCTAAAGTAGAATTTATTTTAAGCGTTAAGCATTAAGCCCTTGACAGCTGGTACATATGGGATTATATAAGAGTATAACAGAAAGGATTATATGAAAGTAAAAGAAGCAGCAGCAATAACCGGGTCCATGACTCGAACATCAAAAATGCCTGGCCTATCTTACAGCTTGCCAGCATGGGAATGCAAGACTGGAAGCAAGTTAAGAAAAATTAAAAATTCAGTTTGTTCTATGTGTTACGCTCTGAAGGGTAACTACACAAGATACAAAGCAATTAAAGCCGCGCAATATGTGAGACTGGCCAGCCTGAATAGTGAGCTGTGGACCGCTGCAATTGTAACACAAATTAAAAGACAGAAGTATTTCAGATGGCATGATGCCGGCGACGTGCAGGACGTGCAGCACCTGAACAAAATTTATGAAGTGTGCCGGCTAACGCCAGGCACCAAGCACTGGATGCCAACCCGTGAAGCGTGGATTAAGGACCACCTGGACAGCAAGCCAGACAATCTTGTTATTAGGTTTTCACCTCCAATGATTGGACAAGAGAATACAACCTGGCCCAACTCTTCGATGGTAGTATTGAAGGACGCGAGCTGTCCCGCACCGTCTCAGGGTGGCAAGTGTGGCGACTGTCGACAATGCTGGGATCCTGCTGTAAAGGTGGTTAGTTATGGCAAGCACTAGAAAAATTAAACGCGGCGACTTGTTGCCGTGGTTCCTGGAGGACCACGCGACGCTGCCGCAATGGTACCTGGACGACTGTCAAGAATTTTTTGATTGGATGAAACGTGAGCACCAAGCCAGGAAGAAATTAAATTGATATGTGGAGACATCCAAAGTATTATAAAGAATTACGCAAGCGTAATAAATCGGATCAGGCTATTAGCTTAAGAACTCGCGACGGTGAGTGCGAGCGTACGCCTGATTCGGGCCTTAAGCAACAAGCCATAGATGAAACAGTTCCACATTGTGATATAGAAGAAGCGTCAAGCATCAAGCCTGAGCGTCAAGCGTCGAGCAAAGCTTCAAGCATCAAGCCAACGGAGCGTCAAGCATCAAGCGATTGATGTGATGCCAGTCATTAAGCGCCAAGCATGGCGTCTCGCGGACATCGGTCAGGAGACCGAGGATCGATGTACTCCCATAAAGTTTTATGGAACGAGGAGAGCCCTTAGGGGCTTGTTCAACCAAGATGAAATTACGTTTTGTATGTGTTGTGTGAAAGAGAATTTGATGTGGACTAAACTTAACTTTTGTAGTGTTTGTAACTTTAAGCTCAACAGTAAAAAATCCGCATGAATCATTGTAACCAAGTAAATCTGGTATGCCTGGAACAGCCCAAGATTCTATCCTAGACCACCTAATTTCTGGGGTGTTTTTCTTTAAAAGTTTCCAAAGTTTTGTCTCCGGATTCATCGTACTGTGCCTTATAAATTTGTCTCATAACTGTGGTGAAAGGATTAAGATCATAGTCCTTCACACAGCCAGATAATAGTATTAATATTATGATATATCTCACATTTGACTTGTACGCTAGCTTACGTTATAAGTCAAATCTTATGGGAGTTCCAAGACAATTAACTGAAAGACAGATGAAATTTGCAGAATTGCTTATTTACAATGAGGGACGTATGTCTCCAGCGGAATGTGCATTACAAGCAGGTTATAAGACTAGACCTAGACAAGCAGCTAGTGAGTTAAGAAATCCTAAAATATCTCCATTAGTAGTTAAATACATTGGTGAGCTTCGAACAGAAGTTCAAGAGAAGCATGGTATTACCTTTGAAAGACATTTAGGTGAGCTGGCTAAACTAAGAGATGAAGCGACAGCAAAGGGAGCGTGGTCCGCAGCCATCAATGCAGAAGTTGCACGTGGAAAAGCTGGTGGATTATATGTAGATCAGAAAATGATTATGACAGGTAATTTAGATAATCTCAGTATTGATGATTTGAAAGATAGAATGAAAAAAATTGTAGATGATCACAACATCTTGATTAATGATAAATCAAAAACCATAACAATAGAACACTCAGAATCACTTGAGAAATTAAAACCCTCAGGAAAATCGAATTAAACTTTTTTCTTTGAAACAGTGTATGGTGCTTTAATACCATCCGGATTGGGTCCTCTCAATGGTGGAATCTGATCCCATTTAACATGGGGCATGTTCTTTGTCAGTGTAGGATTTCTTTCGGCTTTGTTTCTCAATGATTGCTTGTAGCTTTCATTAAGATCAAATTGTTCTTGTTCTATTTTATTTTTCACTTAAATTAGAATTGCGCCAACAATAAGGCCTGCCACAAAACAGACAATTTCTCTTCTGTTGTGTAATTGCCAGATCATAAACTTATCTTTGTAGTAGTCTATCATTTTCATAGTTTTATTTCCTTTTTTGAACTTTTCGCATATCTCTTACTTCTGTTCTAAGGGCTTTACGTCTTTTACCAGCACCCTTCTTTACAAAATCTTTATGAGCTTGCGTAATGCCATGTTTTTTTTCAAAGCTTTTTGTTCTGTGAGCTTTAGCTTTGCCGGCTCCTATTTTTTTCCTCATAGTTTTATTTTCTCCATTTTAATTATACACCCTTTAGGAAATACATTCCTATCAGAGAATAATTCATCATTCTCTTCATAACTTGCAAACGTTCTAACATTTTTCTTATCTTTAATCAATAAGTATGCATGGGTTACCATCACTGATGGCATGAAGCCCATTGCAGTATGTAAGTCTGCGTGCCCGGCGTCACCTGTGATATCCAACCATGTTATTTTGTAGAAATAATATTTTTTCTTTTTAATAACAACATGTTTATATTTGGATTTTTTAAGTCTTTTCATAATTTCTTTTACTATAAGAGAAATTTTTAGGCAAATTTGTTTTTACTAAAACCAAAAATTCCCTCGCGCGCAGGATACATTGTAAATAAACAGCCAATACCAACACTTATTTGCATCTACCGCCCTCTACCGCCTAAAAAAGCTATCGCGGTAGACCTATTATTCAACATTACCAACACTTCTAGTTGATTTTGACCACTCTACCGCCTCTACCGCCATATATTTCTTATCACTGAAAAAAAAAATTACCCTAGAATTTCTCTTATAGCGCGGTAGGTGGTTAGACGTCATCTGTCTTACTTCCAGAATGTACGGTAGTTCCCCATTTAATAATGTTATTAAGGCCCCGACCTTCTAATTTTAAAGTAGCGTGGGGTTTCCAAGCTTTTCTTATTAAGTTAAGCTCTAATATTAAATTAGACCATTGTTTAGCAGTTATGTTATTACTTGTTATCGTTACTTTTTTCATGTTCTTCTATGACTTTCTTTATTTTATGTAGAGTCATTTCTAAATCTAAGACTTGATGTTGCAATTTTTTCTTTTCAGATTGCAGTATTCTATCTTTGTTTTCATCAATTCTAAAAAAATGTTCTTCTTTTAGTTCCGCCATGTTTTTCCTTTCTTTGTTGTGGTGCCGCGCAGTCTCCCGCTTGGCACCGTTGGTACCGTTATCCCTTGGGATTCATTAACTTTGTTTAAATGTTGGTGC